TCTGCATCTAGATCACCTTCTAGGTCATCTGTTGCGTCACCACCCATTGGGGGCATTTCGTCATCTGCTTCAATAGCGATGTCTTCAAAATTCTCATCTACTTGGTCTTCTTCAGCTTCTTCATCAGCAGCTGCTTCTTCCATGTCTTCGTCTTCTTCGTCGTCTTTGTCTTCTTCTTCAGAAATTTCAGTTTCGATCAGACCTTCGTAAATCTCACGAGATTTTGTAACTACGTACTCGTGGAATAATTCTTCAGCTTTTTGCTGTTCATCGTTTACTAGATGCTCAAGCATCTGTTGTAACAGTTTGTTATCTGCCATGTTATATTCTCCTATTGTCAAGGCTGTAAGTTATTTAATGCGTAGATTACAAAACGCCGTTAAATGGTAGTTTTTTGATCAATTTGGTCGGAATATATAGTTTCAGGAAATATTCGTTGAAATTCATCAAAAGTGATGTGACTTAGATTAACAAGACCGGGACCTAGTTTATCAGGTATAAATGCTCCGGGCTCTGCTACTCTAAAAAATTTTGTGTGTTTAAATTCTTTAATTACCTTTTCTGTTTGACTTAGCCAGTTACCAAAGTATGTGGCTGCATCTGATGATTTTTTATAGTTAAATGTGTCTGCGTATATGTTGTTAAACTTGCCGTTAAGTCCTTGATAGTCAAAGCCAAAAATGTAAATCGTCTGGTGCCCTTGACTGGCCGCAAACCATAGTGCCGTAGGCCCCGAACTCCATCCTTTGTGTGGACTAAAAAAATTAATATTGTGTTTAGTACGTATACCTTTGTTGGGATTTGTCCATACTTGATGTGTTTTATGCCATCCTGAATCTATGATTTCATTGACCATTTTGACATCAACTGCTACCAAATAGTGTGGATTATATTCTCTATACTGCGCATTGCAGCCGTAGACTACACCCTTGTCTAGCAGAGATTCCGGCCTAAGATTCTGCCTACTAGTGCCGTTGCCTATGACAAATGCAGCATTATTCTGCAGGTGCTGCTTCTTCGCCAACTGGTGTTCCATACATTTGTTTGATAAAACCCAGCTCAGATTCTTGTTCTAATTGATGTGCTTCTGCTTGCAATCTCAGTTGATTGATCTGACGTAGGGTCAGTCGAATTTTTCTAGTGTCTGAACGTTTGACCACAGAACTATCTCTGCTGGAATCGTATCTGCGATCTTGTGCAAAGTCGTTAGTGGCGTCGTTAAAATGAAAAAATTCGTTAAGGAGCATAATGTATTTATTACTGTGCTGGTGATTCTGCTGGTGCTGCTGCATCAGTAGTTCCTGGTTCTGCTGCGGCAGCTAGATCTTCTGGGGCTTCTGCTTCTTGAGCACCCATGTCAGCAGATAGTCCTCCTGGAGTAATGCCTGCGGATCGTAATTGACTGCCTGCATCGGCTTCAGATTTTAAATTGCTGCCGTTTTCTTCTCTCCATAGACGTTCGTTTTCTTTGATTTCGTCTTCGCTCATGCCTAAGAATCGCTTCATGGCAAACCGTTTGCTGAGATGTGGAATCTGTACAACTTGACTGAATGTAGCAGCACGAGCAGTGTCAAGTTCGCTTTGACGATAGGCTGCAAAGTTTTGTGGTTCGTTAAATTTTAATTCAAACAGTCCGTTATCAATATTAATGCCTTGATGATGTAACCAAAGTTTAAACTCTAGATCAAACACTTCTACAATCATAGACTGTAGACGTTTGCAGTATTCATTGAATCTTAATTCTTGAATATATGCTGTACCTACTTTGCCGTCGGCAACTGTGTTAGGGCTTTCGTCGATAGCTGTAGGCAAGTATGAACTTGGTATGCGCAGAGCGCGGAACAGCTTGTTGGTAAAGTAACGCAGATCTGTAATTTCACCTAGGTTAGTACCGCCTGGTAATGTTTCAACTTTCGATCCACGGCCTTCTGCTGTCTGCGGAAAAAAGTAATCTTCGTTTACACTTAGAGGATTATAACTAGCGTCTATGACGTTGGCTCCACCACCTGTTGAGCTAGGAATACGTCTTTGTTGGATTTCGTTTTTAACACGTTCAACAAAGCTCATAGCCATGTGTGCTGGCATATTTCCAACGTCTACATAGAAAATACGTCTTTCTGGAGCACGTTGTATACGATAGATAATAATAGCGTCTTCAAGCAATTCTTTTTGCTTGTAGACTTTGAATACTGATTCTAAAATTGAATTACCAAAAGGATAGTTGTTGTCTAGACCTTCACTCAATGAAATGTGTACTACGTTTTTTGCATCAATGGCCACTTCATTGGCCTGATTACTGAATCTAGTGCCTGGAGGTTGGGCTGCTGCGCCAACCATTCCTCGTCCTTGACTTCCGCCTGAAGTGTAAGAACTAGTTCCGCTAGGTGCTGTGTTTGTAGTACCATGAGGGGTTACTGCTACCAGTTCTTTGAAATTAAAATTGATATCTCGAATTACATATTGTTCAGGAATTTTACCTTCTGATTCGTTGACAATGATTTTTGAAACTTTGGCAGCATCTACATACAACCATTTTTTAGTTTCAGGATCACGTACAAAGAAACAGTCACCATACTTCATAGTGTTTCTAAAAATACGGAAAATTTTAGTTTCAAACTGCTGTTGTTTGGTCCACTTCTGCAGTGCGTCTTTTAACAGTTTAACTTCTGTAGCTGTAGGGCTACCTTTGAAAAATGTTTGGAATGGAGTACGATTTTCTTTGTCTTTTTGTGTGCAAAATTCTGTGAGAATATCTAAGGCAGCATTGACTTCTGAATCCATATCCATAGTGTCATACTGCATATAGCGTTCAACACGATTTGGTGCACCAGCATAGACATCTGGTAGATAACTGCTGTAATTAGCACGAGCAGGGCCAGGACGTCCTTTGCCGCTAATGGGGCTAAAAGAACCTCCAGTATTATCTACTTGTACAGGTGTGAAGTATTTTTTCCAAGACATTATCCAGTATCCTTGTTACGCAGCAAATAAATCGCTGGTCATACCTTTTTGGACACTGAGCTGTTGTTCACTGACTGCTTGTGTACCTTTATTGATTTTAATAAGTTCTGTCATCTTAGTATTTAAGCTAGCAAGCAATGATTCAGCTGATTCTTGAGCAGGTGCAGCACCTTTGCCTTCTTTTTTATTGTCTTCTCTAGTCTTTTCTTCTGCTTTGGCTTTTTCTTCTGCAGCTTTCTTTTCAGCTGCAGTTTTTTCTTCACCTTTGGCTTCAAGTTCTTTTTTGGCAGCTTCTGCTTTGGGCAGTGATTCTCTTGATTTTTCTTTAGGCACAGCTTCGCCTTTGGCTAGCTTATCAAGGTCAGCTAATTTCTTTTCAGCAGCTTTAATTTTTTCAAGAGCCGCTTCCTTTGCTGCTGTTGTTTTGGCTTCTTTTAATTCTGCTTCTGCCGCATCTTTTTCTTTGTTTATATCAACTTTCTTACCGTCAATTGCAAACTTACTATTTTCTTTTAATCCAAACTGCTTTAATAGTGCTTCAGGTCCACTGCCGTAATCGAGTTTATTTTTTTCTGCATCTATTTGTTTCTTTTCGGCAAGATTTTTAGAATCGTGTGCATTGGCTTCTCTGTTGTTTTTCATCCTCGCAGCAATGCCTTTCTTTAACGCCTCTCTTTCATCTTTAGTTGCTTGAATCTTTAATTCTTGCTCTTCAGCTAATTTTTTATACTTGTCTCCAGGAGTGATCTTGTCCATGAGCTTGTAATATAATAGGGTAAGATTCTGTCCAAACTGAGTAAAATACGATCCTAAGACTTTAAATCCATCTTTAAAAACCTGCATGTCTCCGCCAAGTTTCTTAAACAAAAGAACTAGCCCTCCTATGGCTAGGGCAAACAACATCATCGGAGCATTTGATAACGCTTTGAGAACAATACCAATTTTATCTAATGCTAGTTCTATAATTTTCTGTGCATTTGACGCTAATAGTAGTCCTAGATAAACAACGAGTGCTGTACCTACAGCTGGCAGTATTTTAGCCATAATTTCAAATGCTGGCACAATAAAGGTTTGTACCAACGTAGCCATTGTTGAAAAAGCATCCATTAAAAAATCTATCATACCGCTATTGGCCAATGCTATTTGAAATCCGTTGCTAAATTCTGCAAGACGTTGTTGAGATTCCTGCATTTTTTTATTAAAGCCGCTGCTTTCAAGTGCTGCTGCTCGTTGTTCTTCGGCGGATTTTTTAACTGCTCCTTCTTGTATGCTCAATGCTGATCCAACTGCTACCACTGCTCCGTGCATGTCCGTGGCGCCGGCTAGTGATGTGCCGGCATTCTTTAACTGCTGTTCAGCAGCACGCTTCATGATTATGCCCAGTCGATCTTGCTCTTCGGCACTGAGTACAGCGCCTGACTGTAACTTA